CACACCACAAAAATATCGCAATATCGTGGAATACTTGAACAGCCCTACAAGTAATACCCCTGCCCTGGCAGCGGCATTCAACGCATTTAACTTGTTACATGATGTCAAAATGCACCTGTTACAGCAAGCAGATACAGAACATCCAGGGCAAGAAGGCTGGGTCATGGCCACCCCCGTGGGCTATGCAAAAGCGGTAAATAGATTTGATCCCAATGCATTTGCGGCTCAAAATAGACAGAGAAATAATCCGCAACAGGCGTGATTTTCCCAAACTGACTAAATAAAAGCAGAGACTAAATGTCTCACTAACTTAAAGGAAATTTATCATGGCAGTATTTACAAAAACAAACGGTACGACCCAACCGTCATTCGCACTGGACGTAGCAAACGGTTCCATCGCTGGCACAGCCAACGTAGCAGCTCAAGGCCCAGTTCAGATCCAAGGTCCAAAACTTGACTTCTTCACTTTGACAGCTAACGCAGCGTTGACCAACGCTGGTAACGTTAACGGTTACTTGAACAATGTGTTGACTTCGATCCAACAACTTGGTACAATCGCAATTTACCAAGCCGGTGCTACAGCTGGTACAATCAGCTTGGCTATCTATCCAAGCGGTGCGTACACCACAGCAACATTGGTTACAGCGGCTCAAACAGCCAACGCAACTGGTGGCTTGAACATTGGTATCCCAACTGCCAACGTGACCACCACAGCCAGCTTCACTAGCCTGTAATCAGTTTAGACCCACAGCAACCCTGGAAGTAAAAACTCCAGGGTTTCTTTTTGGCATTAAATACTCACAGAATGAAGATCATGTGCCGTACCCTTTTTGATTGTAGCCTTACTGGTGTGACTGGACACTACAGATCAAGCGAGATTCCTTTTGTGGATCGTGCCGGACAAACCATACACAATCAACCCGCCTGGAATCATTCGCGTAACCAACAACGCAATTGGGAAACACTCTTGCAAATTATAAGTTTGCGAACACAACCCATTGATCTCTCTGTACCTGTTAAAAAGGACTCTGTATGGGAGTTTGAATTTAGATCTGAATCGGAGGGTGTGTTTGAAATGCATGGCAATGCAGATCCCTTGGCCGGCCTCAAACAAGATTGTGAAGGGGTTCCAATGATGTTGAATCTTACCGAACAACCCAGCATGACTCCTACCATTGCCACATCAGGAGATAATCAAAACATTTGGTTCATTACGGTAAATAATGCATTGGAGTAACTATAACTATGGTTGACACAACTGATATTGAAAAGAAAAGTCTTGAAGCACACGTTGAATTATGCGCAGAACGTTACCGAGCACTGGAACTACAATTAGATTCCATGATTGTGTGCATTGATGAGATCAAAGCAGACGTCAAGGTAGTACATGGCATGGTGCATCAAATGAGCGAACAACGTAACAGTCAGCTGATCGGCTGGGGTATTGGTGTAATTGGATTTTTAACAGCCACAGTAGGCTGGTTACTTACTCACTACGTATTTAAATGAGCCAAGAACAAAAACTAGATGCCTGGGCCGAACGCGAGCTCAAACGCAATATCGATAGTATTATTATAGATGACGGCACTGGGTCTCTTGTGGTTTTTGGAAGATATCGTATACAGCCGCAGGGTACCAGATTTCAAGTCAGCACCTGGGACAAAACTATTCATTCGTTCAGCACAAAAAAAACAGCCATGAGTTGGTGTACAACAGATCATCAACAACAGTACAATCTATCCAATCAGATATTGGTACTAGATCGTAAAAAACAGTCATTAGCGGCGGACATATACTGCCGACAAATTGCTGGCGAGCGCGGTAAAACAGAATCATTTTATGAAATCATAAACATGAAACTGCAACCCAAAATAGACCAATATAACTCAGTCACAGCCGAACTAGAGAAATGTGTAAATCAGGCTAAATATATGCAAATTAAGGGATTTAATAATGAAACTGCAAGAACTATCGGCTCCAACGCCAAGTAAGCAAATTGCCAAAGTATTCGAAAGTTACTTTGGTAGCCGCATTCGCTTTGACCAATTAACACGTGGTCAAACTCAATCAATGCTGGGTAAAGTACGTGGTATCTTGGGCGAGCATCGCAAAACTGCGCAACGTCATAACAGTGAGCAAGATCCACGTTATCTGCAATTGGTAATGATGGAACAGGCACTGTCTAGTCGCTTGCAAGAAAATGTCATTCCTCCTGCACCTGGTACTGCACCTGCAACTCCACAAGCCGCTGTGGCAGGTGGTACGCCTGCTGTGGCTGGAGCAGTGGCTAAAGATCCTAAATTGGCTGCTGCACTTAAAAAGAGTTCAGCTGGTCAAACATTAAATCCTGAAGAACAAAAGCTAGTGGCCGGCGCCGCAATGATGCAAGCCGAAAGCCGCTTCCGTAGAATGGCACGCCGACTGAACGAAAGCGAAATTCAACAAGCACAAGTTGTGTTGGCCGCTCAAGACATGGTTGACAAAATGCAAAGCATGTTGGAAGATGTGAGTGAATTGCAGTTCAAAGAATTGCCAGCTCTGGTTGACTCAATCAAGAATCAAGTTGGTGTTGATCAAGCCGCACAATTCAATGCAGATTCCACAGCCGCTCTCACAGGCTTGCTACAAAACATTCAAGGTGCCAAGCAACAACTTGACGCCGCATTAAATGTAGTAACTGGCGCCGCTCCTGCTGGCGCCGCAGCCGCTGGCGCTATGGGTGCTGACATCGCCGCAGGCGCAGGCGACATGGCTGCAGCTGGTGCTGACATGGCCGCCGCAGACAACATGGGTGCCGAGATGGGCGCTGATGCAGAATTAGATGCCGCAGCCGCTGACGCTGGTGCTGAACCTCCTGCCGCCGCGCTGGGCCGCGCCAAGAGATAATGAAAATATTTGAAGTTGACAGTAGCATGGGAATGGCGCCTTTGCCCAACCCAGCGCAACTGTCGGGGCTGGTGCAGTTTCTTAATGGGCGTGCAAACGATACCAATGCTCGAAAAGAAATTAGTCAAGATGCATTTATCAAATTGGCTAACGATCTGGATATCAACGTTACTCCACAAAATATAGTGGATGTTGTGAGTCAAGAGCCACTCAGCAACTTGTTGGAACCAATGGATCCAAACACAGGTGTGTTGATGTTCAAAGGTGCAGGACAACCCAATGTTGCCATGCCAGTAAACAAGGCTCAAGACATTGTGGCAAGTGCTGCCAAATCAGCCATGAACAAAGACCGCGGCGTCTAACCAGAACCAGTCAACTAAAGGTTGACCAAAAACGTTAAATATAGTATACTAAACTGTAGGAGGCGTATATGAAAAAACTCATTGCATCGATTTTGATCACCCTAAGTGCCACAGCAATGGCTCAACCGGGTTTTAGGCATCACCACCACCATCATGGGTATTACTCAGGACCCAATTACAGTTGGATAGCCCCTACCATTATTGGTGGCGTGATTGGTTATGAGATTGCACGTAACCAACCTCCTGTAGTGGTGCAACAACCTGTCATAGTGCAACAGGTTCCGGCCACAGTTTATTATGGACAAAGTCAACAATGTACTGCGTGGACAGAAGTCCAAAATTACGATGGCACAATTACTAGAACAAGGACTTGCTCACAATGAAACTAAGTAAACTAAGACACAAATTATATAGTGCTATCTTCAAACACGATAACACAAAAGAAAAACGAATTTGGTTCAAGATCCTTAAAAAATCTACCAAACACAAACATACTGAGGACATACGATAATGGCTTATTCAGAAAAAGTTGTTGATCACTACGAGAATCCACGTAACGTGGGTAAATTTGAAATTGACGACACTGTTGGCACCGGCATGGTTGGTGCACCTGCTTGCGGTGACGTAATGAAGTTGCAGATAAAAGTAGATGAACATGGTATTATTAAAGATGCTCGTTTCAAAACATACGGATGCGGTTCGGCCATTGCCTCAAGCTCACTCATCACAGAGTTGGTCAAAGGCATGACTTTAGATCAAGCAGGCGCAATTAAAAACAGCGACATCGCCGAAGAACTGGCTTTACCACCTGTGAAAATACATTGCTCCATTCTTGCAGAAGACGCCATCAAAGCCGCAGTAGCAGATTATCGCAAAAAGCATGATATCGTTCAGTGATACTGCCAGAAACAAAATACAAAAGCTAGTCACAGCCAAAAACTATGCTGGTATTCGCCTTGGGGTCAAGACCACAGGTTGCTCCGGGCTTGCTTATGTGTTAGAGTATGTCAAGGAATACACATCAGAACAGTATGTTATCAATTATGCACAGCCAGAGTTTGTTGTGCTAGTAAATCAAAAAGACAATGTGTATCTTCAAAACATGACAGTGGACTATGTGCGCCAGGGCCTTAACGAAGGCTTTGAATTCTCAAATCCTAATGAACGTGACCGTTGTGGATGCGGAGAAAGTTTTCGAATATAGTTGACAACTGGACTATAATTGTCTATAATAGACTATAATTATGTATAATCCAAAATTTGACTACCAGCCAATTCCCAGAGTTACAATAGAAGGCAAGCGTTACTACGCCACCCCGGACGGGCAAAATCTACCAAGTGTAACCACTATCCTTGACCGTACCAAAAGCGAAGCCAGCAAAGCGGCCCTGCACAACTGGCGTCGAGCAGTAGGCGAAGCCAAAGCACAACAAATCACAACCGAAGCAGCCAATCGTGGCACACGCATGCACACGTACCTGGAACGTTATATCAAAGAAGGTGCTGTTCCACCGCGTGGATCTAATCCTTTCTCTTGGCCCAGTCATGTGATGGCAGAAACTGTGATCAAGGACGGACTCAAAAACGTCAATGAATTTTGGGGTATTGAAGTTCCATTGTACTTCCCCGGGGTGTACGCAGGCACAACAGACGGCGCAGGCATGCACCTAAATGAAGAATCTATCCTGGATTACAAACAAACCAACAAACCCAAAAAGCGCGAGTGGGTCGACGACTACTTTGTGCAACTGTGTGCCTACGCAGAAGCACACAATGAATTACATGGTACACGAATACGCAAGGGTGTGATTTTGATGTGTGTCAAACCTGACTTGGATGAGCAACACAACATCATTGGCAAGCCACAATATCAGGAATTTGTGCTGGAAGGCGCAGAATTTGAGAAATACCGCACCCTATGGTGGAAAAAGGTCGAACAGTACTACATGCTAAATATGTGATATCCAAAGGACGATCACTGTGGCAATTGTACAAATATCACGAATCACACAACGCAAGGGTTTATTCAACGATTTACCCGATCCATTAGCAGGCGCTGAACTAGGCTGGGCAACTGATACTCGCCAACTTTTTATCGGGAACGGTACACTGGCCGAAGGTGCTCCTATTATTGGTAATACAGAAGTTCTTACTGAATTTTCTGACATCTTGAACTATGCCACAGAATACACTTATAAAGGTGATGCGGCTGGCTACACTGTACAAACTGGTGCCACAGCAGGCACACCGGTCAGTCAAAGTCTACAACGCAGACTGGACAGTTATGCTGTAATTACAGATTTTGGTGCCACTGGAGATGGTATTACAGATGTCACGGCTGACATCAACCGTGCATTAGATCAAATTTTTTGTCAAGACATCAACCCCTTGATCCGCCGAAGCATTTTCTTCCCAGCCGGCACATACATTATCACAGACACATTGTTGATTCCGCCTTACTGTAAACTCTACGGTGAAGGATCAGACAGTACAATTATCAGTTTCAATGTTCAAACCTGGACCAGTACCATTGGCTATGCCTCGGGGGTGTTGGTAGTGGATGGCGGTGTATACTACAGAAGCATTGCTATAGTGCCAATTGGTATTGCTATTAGTGATGCCACTTATTGGGGAGTTGAAACACTGCCTGATTACATGTTTAGAACCACAGACAGTCTTCAACAGACTGGTGCAAACATTGGCACCGGCGGTGCATTGGCACCGGGTCATGTGGAAATATCCAGCATGAAGTTTGCGACCAATGTACCCACCAGCGGAGCCCTAGTACAGGGTGCAGTAGACTGTGTGTTTGACTGTGTGGCATTTGAAGGCAACGGAACGGCTGCCACACTCACCACAGCCACACTTGCCACAGCCGGTGTGAGTTTTGCCAATCAAGGCAGTTATGTTTGTACCAATATTGTCTGGAACAATTGTGTGTTTACCAAGATGGCCTGGGGAGTGAACACAGACGAAGCAGTGGAAGGAGTCACTGTCAGCAACTGTAGATTTGATACCTTGTTCCAAGGTGTGTATCTTGGCATAATCTCTCCTCCGGTAAATTATGTTGGTCCTACTGGTGTACGTATAACACAAAACATGTTTGATAATATCTATGGCGAAGGCATCACCATTGTGAATTGTAGTCTCAATGCCACGGCCTACAACACGTTCTACGAGGTTGGAAACAGTTTTAATGGCCAGACCAATCCGGTGACACCTGTAATTGATCTAGATGCAACCAACAATGTCAGCGTTGGGGATATGTTTGAACGCAAAACATCACAATCATCAGACTTGCATCCTCGCATTGCACTGAATAACAAAAACAATATTGCCCTTGGCATGAACGTGAACAATATTGAATTATATCAAAGTAATGCGATAAGTCTAACCTTGGCCAATCAGTTGAGTGTGGGCACATACAATCGCATTGCCGGCATACAAGATGTTGTGGCCAACAATGCCACAGCCAACTTGGCCTATGTGAATGGCACCTACATCAGTAGTTTGCGAATGGACTACACCATAGTCCGTGCAGATCTTCGCCGCACTGGTCAAATGGTAGTTGTAAAAGGCCAGGCCGCAACTGGAACAGGATTTGCCTTTACAGATGACTTTGTGGAGAACGGTGCGACTGGTGTAACACTAGCTGCCGCGGCTGATGGTGCCAATGTGAGAATAACATATACTTCAACCAACACAGTGTCGGGCACAATCAACTACTCTATTACCAATCTCGGTTGATGTGGCCTAAAACTTTTGCCGAAAGGCTTGAGAGTTGGACTCAACTCCGTAAACACACCTCCACCGCCGACGAGGAAACAGCACTCCGTGCCATCAACTCATGGTGGTTTCAAACTCCTTGGAGAGCATACCATTTGCACTGGGACGACCGAGCCGTTTGGCCCGATCCCTGGCAATTATTGAGCGATGATCTCTATTGTCCTCTTGCTCGCGGACTAGGAATCCTGTATACTATAACTATGCTAGATCGACCAGATCTGCAGGATGCAGTGTTAACAGAGATAGATAGCGACAATTTAGTCCTAGTGAACAAAAAGAAATATATACTGAATTGGGATCCAGAGCAGATGTTAAATATCACTCTAGGACGTTCCAAACCCCACCACAGCATTACGCAAGAGCAAATAAAACAACAAATCGGATAACAATGAAGCAAATTATAGTACAAAAACGCAGTGGACGTCGCGAGCCACTAGCGTTAGAAAAATGGCAAGCACAAATAGCCAAGATTTGTGCAGGCACAGCAGATGTAAGCCAGAGCATGATAGAGATCAAAGCCCAGTTACACTTTTACGATGGTATCACAACTCACGAAATTGACGGTATTACTTTAAGAGCCATTGTAGATTTAATCGACGTTGAATCAAATCCTGACGTTGGTCACACCAACTACCAGTACGTGGCAGGTAAACAACGACTATCAATGTTGCGTAAAGACGTATACGGTTCATACGATCCTCCTCACCTGTTGGAGATTGTGAAGCGGAATGTGGCCACTGGCCTGTACACGCCTGAACTCCTGGAATGGTACTCGGAAGAAGACTGGAATCGGATGGAAGACATGATTGATCATGTGAAAGACGAACAGTATTCATATGCGGCAGTGGAACAACTGATTGAAAAATATCTTGTGCGTAACCGTTCAACAAAAGAGATTTATGAAACGCCACAAGTGCGTTACATGATTGCGGCTGCCACGGTGTTCCATAAAGAAGAACCCAATTTACACCGTATGCGTTACATAAAGGAATACTACAATGCTGCAAGTGATGGATTATTTACCCTTGCTACTCCCGTCCTTGCTGGTCTCGGTACCCCTACTAAGCAATTCAGTTCGTGCGTACTCATTCGCAGTGATGATGACTTGGATAGTATTTTTGCTAGTGGTGAAATGATGGCCAAGTATGCCAGTAAACGTGCTGGCATTGGTTTGGAGATTGGACGCCTGCGTCCCTTGGGCTCGCCCATACGTGGCGGCGAAATCATGCACACCGGCATGATACCATTTTTAAAGAAATGGTTTGGCGACTTACGCTCATGCTCACAAGGAGGTATCCGCAATGCAAGTGCTACAGTATTTTATCCTATTTGGCATCTTCAGTTTGATGATCTTATTGT